ACGCGAAGAACGTCCGCCGCGACGTCGGGAACGTCGTCGACCTCGCCAACAGCATCAGCGCCCAGGGCATCATGCAGCCCCTCGTCGTCGCTCCCAGCCTCTCCGGGCAGTCCTTTGGCATGGAGACCCCGAGCATCGCGCACGCCGGGCAGTACACGATCATCGCCGGCCACCGCCGCCTCGCTGCCGCAGAGCTGGCGAACCTCGATGTCCTGCCCTGCGTGATCCGTGAGGACCTCGACACCGAGCCGAAGCAGCTCGAGGCGATGCTCGTCGAGAACACCCAGCGCGCGGACCTGACCGTCGTCGAGGAGGCAGAGGCGTATCAGTCGCTCCTTGAGTTCGACGGCTACACCATCAAGTCGGTGGCCAAGGCCACGGGCCGGTCCCAGAACCTCGTCCGCAGCCGGATCGCCCTGAACAAGCTCTCCGACGACGCGAAGGGCAAGCTGGAAGACCGGACGCTGAATATTGACCAGGCGATGGTCCTCGCGGACTTCACCAACGATGAGGCGGCGACCGAGCGGCTCCTCAAGGTCGCCGACCGCCCGTCCGAATGGGCGTTCCAGCTCGCCAAAGAACAGAAGAGCAAGGCCTGGGCCGAGAACCTCCCGCGCCTCACCGCGGAGCTGCAGGGCGCTGGCGTCGACATCATCCAGCGCCCCGAGGGCGAGTCCTGGCAGTGGACCGGCTGGCGGTCCTCGTACCAGGAGATGACCGTCGCCGAGGCCGTCGCCGACGGCTGGTCGGCGATCTGCGACGAAGCCGACCCCAAGATCACATGGGTCAAGGAACGCACCGTCCCCGGGCCCTATGTTCCGCCGGAGCTGACCCCGGAGGAACGCGCAGCGGAGATCCACGAACAGGAACTCACCCGCGGCCTCGCCACCGCCGCCGAGGTCCGGACAAAGTTCGTCCGCGACTTCATCCAGAAGCCGGCCCCCGGCAAGGCCCAGGAGATGCTCGTCGACTACATCGTCGAACGCTGCCGCCTCGGCCATCTGGGCGAATGGCTCGGCATCAACCACGAGGAGATCGACGAGCAGGAAGTCGTAGACGCAATCGGCAAGCTCGGCGTCGATCAGCTCGTCACCCTCCTCCACGTCGATACCTTCGACCGAGAAGTCCACATGACCGAACTCGGCGGCTGGCGCCCCGGCTTCACCTGGCAGACCACCGAGTCATGGCGCAACCGCCTCGAAACGATCTACGGCTACCAGTGGACCGACGCCGAGAAGGCCGCCGCCCACCACGCCGCCAAGGAGGGCACGACCGATGCCTAAAAAGCTCCACATCCTCATCCGGGACCGCCAGCAAAACTCCATGTGCGCCTGCGGCTACCGCCCCGCCATCCTCGACCAGGACGGCCCCGCCGTCGTCGGCATCAAGTGGAAGGCGAAGACCGACGTCCTCAACCACATCGACACCAAAGAGAAAGCCGCCCAGGGCACCGCACCGGCCAGGCGCTCGCCGGAGGCTCCCTTCACCGGCCGCCACGCGGCCCGGTACCCGCGGGCCGGCGTCCGCCAAACTGCGGACGGCCGCTGGCTCCTGACCCTCTGGGACGGCGACGGGATCTCCCACGTCATCGACGAGGAAGACCGCACCCACGACGACCGCCACACCGCCTTTGCCCAGGGCTGGCTCACCGTCGGCGCCTGCCGCCAGTCCGGCACCAACCTGAACGGATGGCCCCAAGCATGAGCCCCAAGGTAGAGGCCACCCAGCCCGAGAAAGTCGAACGCTGCAGCTCGTGCAACGGCGTCATCAACATGCAGACCGGCGAATGCCGCTGCAGCTAGACCGGCGCCGGCACCCCGCCGGCGCCGCCCGGGCCTGATAGGCAACCCACCGCCGAAACCAATTCCCCCAGCGGAAGTAGACACCGGGGCCGCGTTCGAATCGTGGCAGGTCCACCAACTAAACCAGCGACCAGAGAGGACGCAAGCATGAACCCGTCAGACACACCGCAGTGGCGGAAGCGCTGGAAGATCGACAACGAACGCGGTATAAAGCGCATCGTCGCGTCCTCCAACGCCGAAGCTCACGTCAAGGCGCTGGTGAGCCGCCACGGGTTGTCCCTCCGGGGAATCGCGGAGGCGGCCGGGATCAGCGCATACGTCGTCAGCGACCTCAACCGGGGCCTAAAAGCGAACATCAGCCGCGAGACAGAACGCAAGCTCCTGGCCGTCACGGCAGAGCACGTCCTACGCCGCCCCAACGCCGAAGGATTCGTACCGAACATAGGTGGCCGCCGGCGCATCCAAGCGCTCATGGCCATGGGATGGCGGCACCAGGACCTCACCCCCATGCTCGGCATCAACACCGGCAACATCATCCACCAGCAAGGCGACTGGTTCACGAAGCGAAAGCACGACGCCATCAAGGACCTCTACGACCAGCTCTGGGACAAGCGCGGACCGGCAACGACGCGCAGCATCAACCGAGTCATCAAAGCCGGTTACGCGCCGCCCCTGGCATGGGACGACGACACCATCGACGACCCGAACGCCCGCCCGGACCTCGGCGCCCGGGTCTACGCCCAAGGCGTCGCGCCCGAGGGAGCCGTCCGACGAGCTGATGCCGTCATCGAAGACGTGGAGTTCCTCGTCAACACCGGCGCCACATGGGCGGAGATCCTCGACCGCCTCAAAACCACCCCCGAGGCGCTTGAACAAACCCTCCACCGGGCCCGCCGCGGAGCCCTCATCACCAAAGCCAAGACCATGACCGAGCGGCGGGCCTACGCCCGGGCAAGCTAAGCCCCGTGAGCAGCCCTCACCGCCCAGAAACCTGCGCCATGGGGCAACCGGGCCGCCAACCAACACCAGGGTGCCACTGCCCACCATCCAGATACGACCCACCACCATCCGGCCCACAAACCCCCACTGCCCAAAGCACGGAGAAACGAGCGACACATGATCCTCACCGTCAACACCCTCGACCTAAGACAAGCCCTCATGGCCGTCATCCCCCACACCGCCGACGCCAAGCTCAGCTCCGCGCTCGCCGTCGTCCACTTCACGGCCACCGACGGGATGCTGCACGTCACGGCGAGCAACACCGTGACCCTTGGCCACGCGGTGGCATCGGTTTGGGATTCGGAAGGCTTGACCGGTGACGTCAACGAGGACGCCTTCAATCTGCCGGCTGACGTCGCCAAGGAGCTGCTCCAGATCTTTAAGGCCAACGGCAAGCAGCCCGAGGACGAGATCGGCGACACCCTCCGCATCACCGTGAAGCCGGACGCCATCATCTTCCTGGACATCTCCGGGCTCTTCCCCGGCAAGGAGTTCAAGATCCCCCAGGAAGGCGACCACGACTACCCCATTGCCTTCGGCCGCCTCCTCATCCAGGCGGCACTCTCGGAGCGGGTCATGCCGGAACGCCTCGTCGCCGCCGGCCGCCTCGTCCGGCTGTTCGCCACCGCATCCGCGGCCTACGGTGAGCCTCTCGTCATCGAACCGACCGAAGACGCCCGCCGCATCCTCATCAGCTGCGGTGAGTCCTTCATCGGCCTGCTCATGCCCGTCAGGTCCGAAGACGGATCGACCGTGGCCAACGAGCTTGAGGAATGGCGCGCCGGGTGGATGCACCGCCTCCCCGACATCACCCACGCCGGCAACGGAAAGAAGCCCGCGGATGACGCATCCCGGATTGCCGAGGTCCTGAAGGGCGGAGGAACCGTAGTCCTAAACGCCAGCGACTTGCAGAGGATCTCCGATCGCAGAGCCGCCCGGGCAGACCTCCAGGTTGTCGAATGAACGACCGCACAAAAGCCGCCGCACGAGTGCTCGTCCGCGCCTACGGGCGCGACTTCGACACCGACGAGATAGCAGCCCGGGCCCTCAAAGCAGCAGACCGAGCCAGCACCACCGCACCCGACAAAGGAGACACAGTGACCACAGACGTCATCACCCCGAACCTGACGGACACCACCTCCACGGAGCCAACGACCGAGACGGCCCGGCTTCAGAAAGCCGTTGAGGCCGCCCAGGGCATCGCCAGAAGACTCGAAGCCACCCACATGCTCTCCAACCACTACTGGGCCCGACAGCTCCGCGCAGCGCTGGCGGAGGCATCATGACCACCGAACGCGACGAAATTGCGCCGATCATCCAGATGTCATGCTCCACGAAGATGAAGCCAGAGACGGCCACGCACTACGCCGACAACCTCATCACCGCCGGCTACCGGAAGCCCCAACCGATCACCACCGCCGAAGAACTCAACGCGCTGCCCACCAGGAGCGTCGTGATGGACCGCCGCGGCACCGTCTACCACCGCTGGCCGCGGTCCGGGTGGCAGAGCGCGGGCCCAACTCTGGGGTCCTACATCGCCCTCCCCGCGAAAGTCCTCCATAACCAGGAGGGGTCGGCGTGACCACCGACCCCGGCTTCCCGGGGCATAAACGCTCTGATCCGGCCTGCCTATGGCATCGACCGGCTCGGAGCTGGCTCGTTCGGTGGTGGCTCCAACGACGTCGCGGCAAGCCATGTACGGAGTGCATAGACATCCGGGCGAAGTCCCGGCGCTGCACGAAGAACCAGAGGTGCATCCTGACCGAGCACGATCCTTGGACTTCATGCCTGACCCTCCGCGACGGATTTCTTCTCAGCAGCCCCTTACGGCCCCAGGCACCTGCGGCGCCCTGCTCTGAAAGCAAGGTTGCCGACGACCACACGTGGTGGTGCGGGACAGCGCCAGCCGGATTCCCCGATGGCACCCGCGCCTACTACTGGAGGGACTAGCAGTGGACAAGCAAGACAGCGCTGGGGACAACACCCAAGCCGCGGAGCGACTGGTCCGTTGCATCCATACCCGCCGCCGGAGAAAGTGCATCGCCGCTGGCGAGCACCAGGAGAAGCCGCCGGGCAGCCAGAGCAAATGTCCGAGGTGCGGCCTGTGACGCGGCACCCCACCCAAGACCACCCAGAATCCACGGCGCTCGCCGATCACGTAACGAAAGCAGGTCCACTCCGTGCCATGGCTGAAAGAGGGCGACGCGGCGGCAAACCACCCCATCGTCTTGGCGGCCATGGAGATGGACGACGCCGATGACCGGATCCTCAACGAGTGCTTCGGGTGGGTGAACCGGTGCGCGACTCAGTCCGCCGCCTACGAGCGGGACTACGTCATCACCGTCGGCACGGCGAAGCTGATGGCAGGCTCGATTGGCAGATACCACGCCCTCGTGAAGGCGGCGAAGTTCTGCGGCTACATCACCGACACCGAGATCACGGTCGATGGCGAGACCCGCCAGGCATTCAAGCTGGTCGAGGACAACGATCTTTTCCACATGATCCTGAAGGACGAGCGCGCCTGGACGAATCAGCGGAAGAAGGACCAACGGAACCCCAAGCTGACCGTCCCCGTCCGGCTCCGCGACGGCGACGCCTGCCGTTACTGCGGTAAGACCGTCAGCTGGTCGGACCGGGTCTCCGGCCGCGCCGGGTCCTACGACCACACCAGACCAGGTGAAGAGGCCACGCCCCAGACCTACGTCGTCTGCTGCAAGGAATGCAACGGCCGCCGCAGCAACGACCCGGAAAGCAACTGGAAGACCCTGGCTGTCCCGGACGAGCCGCTCTACGGTCCTCAGACCGTCGAGTTCCTGGCTGGCCACGGCGTTACAGTCCAGCCCTCCTACCTAAGACCCGCCCACCAAAGCGCTAAGAGCAGCACCACCACCTACGCAGAGGACACGCCGCCCGTCGAGGAGCCCGAATGGGCCTCTCCGGGATTGGACGAGTCAACGGCACCTACCGGCCCGTCCAGCGACTCTGCAGACCCACGCGGCACCGAGGCGACGGACCACCCGGCCTCAGACCAACGCAGGTCACCCAGGTCACGGCCAGGTCAGAGGTCTCCCGGACCAAGCCATGTCGGGACGGGACGGGGCGGGACGGGTCAGGTAGGGACAGGAGCCCAGCACCCCCACCCCCCTGACCGGAGCCACAAACCCAAAGCCAGACGAAGACGCCCCCGCAACCGAGGACGGAACTAGACATGCCCAACCCAACTGCTTTCATCGCACAACTCACCGAAGCCCAGTTCCAGCAGCAGGTCATCGACCTGGCCAAGCTGAACGGCTACACGCTGATCCACCACACCCACGACAGCCGACGCTCGCAGCCAGGGTTTCCTGACCTGGTACTCATCTCGGAGCAGCGCGGCCGGGCGCTCTTCCGCGAGCTCAAGACGGAGACAGGGCGGGTGTCGCCTGCGCAGTTCTCTTGGGTTTCCGGCATGCTCATGGCCAAGCTCGACGTCGGCGTCTGGCGCCCCTCCGATCTGAAATCCGGCCGGATCACCAGAGAGCTGCGAGGTGCAGAATGAACGGGACCCAGCTGGATCTCCTGGACCTCCCGGGAGCGGTGAGTCGGTTGACCCGCAACACCCCGCAGTCCGTGCACACCGCAGATGAAGCAGGCGCCCCCAAGGTCGACTTCAAGATGTGGCCGTCGCTCCTCAACCAGCTTCGCTTCGCTTTGACCCCCGGGATGGAGTCGGGCGCCGGGGGCTCTGGGTCCGGCCGCCCCGCGCCGCTGGCTCTGAATGCCTTCGATCTCCTGCGAAAGATCGACGAGACCAGCACCCACCAGTACTGGACCAACGGCGGGAGGTCCAGGCTGGATGCCCTTTCCGTGGAGAAGCGGATCCAGTTCTGGGCGGCAAAGGCGTTGGCATCGCCGGCCGCCGAAGCTGAAGCGCTCAAGATGATCGCCGGCTGGTGTCGGGAGATCGAAGCAATGTTCAACCCTCAGCATCGGATCGAGCTGCGGGGCAAGTGCCCGGAGTGCGGCCTCAGCCACTACCAGGTCGAGGAAGACGGGGACCTGATCCGGAAGGCAACGCTGACCGCGATCCCCCATGAACGGGGAACCTTCGCCACGTGCGGGAACTGTGGAGCATCCTGGTCCGGGCAGCAGATCCATGCACTGGCTGAACACGTGACGCGTGTCGGGTGAAGGTAGTTGTTAATCCAGGGCCCATCTGGGTAGACTGATCTTGCTCGGGACAGTTGTCCCCAAAACAATTTCGAACGAAGGCCTCGCTGGTTCATCCAGTGGGGCCTTTGTCGTACCCGAAGCAGGCGGTGATCCGGTTGTGAGCATGCACGTGTGCAGGATTCACGGTTGCCCAAGGATCAGTGACGCCAGCCTGTGCCCTCCCCACCGGGCAGAGTACGAGAAGCGCAGAGGTTCACCGAAGCAACGGGACTACGGCGCTAATCATCAGGCCGAACGCGAACGACTCAAGCGGGCCGGCATCCAGAACTTCAACTGCGCTCGATGCGGCCGCCGATTCCATCAGCTGGAGCCCTTCGACCTCGGCCACACCGACGACCGAAACGGATGGTCAGGGCCAGAGCACCAACGGTGCAACCGCCAGGCAGCGGGCAAGGCAGCCCACGGACACTGAGGTCGCCGGCGAACCACCGCCTCGGCCGGCCGCCAGGGGGTGGGGGGCACCCCCGGGGCGGCCAAACCCCTAGTACCGCCGGGGAGGGCTCTGAATAGTCCGACAGGTTCATATGTTTTTCCGGGCTCTTGGTCAGGTTCAAACCAGGGCCTGTCAGGTTCAAAGAGCCGGGCATCTTCGAGGAGACGAACTTCACCGAAGACTCATAACGGACTAGCCCGCAGGAACACGATCCAGCGGGAGGGCTGCGGAATCCCGATTTATGGCGCAATCGGGGCACGTTTAGTGCGGCGTCTCTACGGCGCAATGGTTCGAATCCATACCAGCTCACGGCGGCCCCTGTGCCGCTCCCATGAGTAAGACCGCCGGCCCCTTCCACCCGGCAGGGCTGAGGAATGCCATTCCCGGCAGGCCCGGTGCGCGGTTCGACCCCGCGCCAGTCCACTGACGGCGACCACCACCGACCAACCACGAACGGAATCCGGTTGAGCCAGTGGCCGTCCACTCTCCACCACCAGGCCGAGGCGCGATGCCCCGGCCTTTCTGCTGCGCGACGCAGCGAGGAATGAGGGAACATGCCCCGAGGAGGAGCCCGGGTAAACTCCGGACCGCCACCAGACGCCAAGGCGCTGCGCCGTGACCGGCCGGCCGACAAGGAAGGCTGGATAAGCCTCCCTTCCGAGGGCCGCAAGGGCAACGCGCCCGCGTGGCCGCTATCGAAGTGGCGCGATCTGGAGAAGGCGAAGACCCCGGAGGAGCGCGACGACGCCGCAGCAAAGATCCTGGACGCGCGCGAGCTGGTGATCTGGCGACAGATCTGGAAGACGCCCCAGGCTGCGCAATGGGAGAAGCTCGGATGGAAGCACGACGTCGGCCTGTATGTGCGGATGATGGTGGGCGCCGAGCAGGGCAACATGCGCGCGGCCAGCGAGGCACGGCAATGGTCGGACCGCCTCGGCCTGACGCAGATGGCCATGCTGCGGAACCGCTGGCGCATCGTCGAGGACGAGGTTGGCGCGAAGCGCTCGGCCGCAGCCCCGGCGCCGGCCCGCCCGTCGTCACGCGATCGGCTGCACGTGGTGCGCAGTGGCACCGGCCACTGATGAGTACGTCGTCTCCTTCCCCACGCTGGGGTTCCTGGTCGCTGACTGGATCGAGTGGCACTGCATAGTCCCGAAGGGCTTCAAGAAGGGCCTGCCCTTCACGATGTCTGACTGGCAGCTCTGGTGCACGGTCAACCACTACCGGGTCAAGACCGATGCTTTATGGATTCCCGACGATCCTGTGCTGGCGCCGGCCTTCCATAACCGGCGCTCGCAGGTTGTAGCGCCGCAAAAGACGGGCAAAGGTCCCTGGTCTGCCGGCATGATGCTGAACGAGGCCGCGGGCCCGTCGGTGTTCTGCGGCTGGGCCAAGGGCGGCGAGCAGTACCACTGCTCGGACTATGACTGCTTCTGCGGCTTCACCTACGAGTACCTGCCCGGCGAGCCTATGGGCATGCCGCGGCCGGACCCAGAGATCCAGCTGCTCGCTGCGTCCGAGGACCAGGTGCGCAACGTCTACGGGCCGCTCCAGGCGATGGTCAAGGGTGGGCCGTTGGCGGCCATCATGCGCGTGGGTGAAGAGTTCACCCGGGTGCACATGGACGGCCGCATCGACGCCATTACGTCGTCCGCTCTGTCCCGTCTGGGTAACCCGATCACGGCAGCCAACATGGACGAGACCGGGACCTACACCGAGGTCAACAAGCTCAAGGGCGTCGCGCGCACCATGCGTCGAGGCCTGGCCGGCATGGGTGGCCGCGGTATCGAGACGACGAACGCATGGGACCCCGGGGCCAACTCGACCGCGCAGGAGACCTACGAATCACGGGCGCTGGACATCTTCAGGTTCTATAGGCAGCCGCCGACGAACCTGAAGTTCGGCAACAAGGCGGACCGCCGGAAGATCCTGCGCTACGTCTACGCGGGTTCGACGTGGGTGAACCTGGACGGTATCGAGGCTGAGGCCCTGGAGCTGATGGAGAAGGACCCGGCGGAGGCCGAGCGCTTCTTCGGCAACATCCTCGTGCAGGGCAAGGGTGCGTGGATGCCTCAGGATCTCTGGAAAAACACGGAGCAGGTGGCTAAGTGAGGATCTGCGCAGGATTCGACGGCTCCGACAAGGACGACTTCACCTGCATCCGGGCTGAGACGGTCGGCGGCTGGCAGTTCACTCCGACTTATGGCCCCGATAAGCGGCCGATGATCTGGGACCCGGCGGAGTACGGAGGCCGGATCCCCCGGCTTGAAGTCCACGCCGCTATGGAGGAGCTCTTCGACACTCACACCGTGGAGCGGCTCTACTACGACCCACCCCTCTGGAAGACAGAGGGCGAGCTGTGGCAGCAGCTGTACGGGGAGAACATAGTCATCCCCTGGGAGACGTACCGCATCAAGCCGATGCACGCGGCGCTGGAGCGGTTCGTGATGGACCTTCAGACGAAGGCCCTGACGCATGACGACTGCAAGATCACGGCGAACCACATAGCCAACGCCCGGATGTTCGCCCGGTCCGGCCAGTCGTACATCATCCTCAAGCCATCGCAGACGCAGAAGATCGACGCGGCTGTGACCTCAGTAATTGCCCACGAAGCAGCCTGTGACGCCCGCGCCGACGGCTGGTCGGAGGCGTTCCGGGTCCCGAGCGGCATATCAACCGCCGTCTACGGCTTCAACTAGCAGAGAGCAGGTGGCGGAGTGCCGGATGTAGCAACTGCACGCGAATATCTGGACCGCGGCCTGTACGAGCTGAAGGCGCAGGAGAAGGACTGGGACCGGCGGGAGAACTACCTCAAGGGCATCCAGGACATGCCCTACGCGCCCGAGGGTGTGAACGAGGAGTATGAGTCGCTCCAGAAGATGGCCATCGCGAATTTGCTTGAGATCGCGATGAACGGGCCGATCCAGCGCCTGCAGGCGGACGGCTTCCGCACGGGCCGCAACGACAAGGCCGACCAGAATGCCTGGACGGAGATCTGGCAGCCGAACAAGCTCGACTCCCGTCAGGGCATCGTCTACCGGCAGATGTTCGTCCATGGCCGCGGAGTGATGTCCGTGTCCCGGAACGACGCGAACCCAAAGAGCCCCAAGATCCGACCTGAAAGTTCCCGCCGGGTTTGGATCGAGCCCAACCCCGAGGACCCCTTCGAACCGCTGTTCACGGTGAAGAAATTCACGGTCACCAACCGGGCCCCGTCGCAGCTGATACTCCCGGATTCGCTGACGACGACAACCCAGGTTGCCTACGTCTACACCGAGAACGAGTGGTTCAAGTACGAGGCCGCCGGGAACAGCAGCGACTGGCAGCTGAAGGACCAGGGCGAGCACAACATGGGTGGCAACCCGTTTGTGCCGTTCGACTTCAACCTCGACGCCGACGGCCGGCCTCAACCGGCCATCGCCAAGTTGATGCCGCAGCAGGACGCGATCAATACGATCCGTTTCAACACCCTGCTGGCCATGCAGTTCAGCGCCTTCCGCCAACGGGTGTTTACCGGCTTCGACCCGGTCGTACGGGACGAGAAGGGCAACCCGATCGTCAAGAAGGACCCTGCAACCGGACAGCCGATCTTGGATGCCAACGGCCTCCAGCAGCCGGTGGTCCGCTCCCCAGGCAGGGTCGGTGTGGACCGCGCCTTGGTGTTCCCCGGCGATCAGACGAAAGTCTTCGACCTGCCCGAGTCCAACCTCGACAACTACATCAAGGTCCTGGACAAGTTCCTGAACGACTTCATGGTGATCGGCCAGATCCCGCCGGCGTACGCGCTGACGAAGATGGCCAACACCTCCGGCGATGCCATGTCGGGTGCCGAGTCGACATTCCAGTCCCTGGAGAAAGAGCTCAAGCGGGCGGCGGGCGAATCACTCGAGCAGGTGATGCGCCTCGGAAACGTCGCCCGCGGCGAACAGGAACCCGACGTCGCATCCGAAGTGATCTGGGCAGACACGGAGATCCGGTCCTTCGCCCAGATTGTCGACGCGATCGGCAAGCTCGTCACTTCGGGGATGAGCCGCAAGGACGCCTGGTCCATGCTGCCGAACGCGACGCCGCCCAAGGTAACTGACTGGGTGACCAACTCGGACGACGAGCGGGCTGCGGCCGACGCCCAAATCCTGAAGATGGCCGGAGGATAGCGTGCCCGAGTATCCCGCAGCTGCTGTGGGGCATGACGCGGCCATGAAGCAGCTGCAGGTGCTAGCCGTTGGGGCCGGGCGAGCAGCGTGGCGCCGTCTCAGCGCCGACAACCTCAGCGGTTCCTGGGAGGCTGCCCTGGCCCTCCTCCAGCCGGCCGTGGAGCGGCTGCAAATCCGGGCAGCCGTCGAGGGCGCGAACTACGGCGTCGACGCCTTGGCTGAGCAGGGCACCTACGTACTGCCGGCCGCGTTCGTTGATCCCAAGTCGCTCGCCGGAGTCGCTCCAGACGGCCGTCCCCTAGCAGGGCTGTTGCAGTCCCCGGTCCTACAGGTAAAGGGGTGGATTGGCGCAGGAATCCCGCCTGCTCAGGCCCTAGTGATGGGCCGGTCAAACCTGGACATGAAGCTGCAAACGACGATTGCGCAGACCGGCGGCGTCGCTTCGGGCATCGACATTGCAGCCCGGCCAAGGGTCGGCTATGTACGGATGCTGAACCCACCATCGTGCAAGGACTGTGTCGCTCTCGCCGGGAAGTTCTATCGCTGGAACGCAGGCTTCCTGCGCCACCCGCGTTGCGACTGCCGGCACATCCCATCTAGGGAGAACGACGCAGGCGACCTGACAACCGACCCCTACGCCTATTTCCATTCCCTCTCCGCTGAGGATCAGGCAAGGACCTTCACAGTGGCAGGGGCGCGGGCCATCAACGACGGCGCCGACATCTTCCAGGTCGTAAACGCCCAACGCGGCCTGAAGTTCACGGGCACTTCCGCTGACGGCTCCCGCCGCGGTCAGGCCGCAGGGTCATTCACCAAGGAGGGCACGAGTAAGCGTGGAAACTTCCGCACGGCTACGCCGGGCGGCGCCCGGACCAACGGGAAGCGCCTCACCCCAGACGCCATATACCAGCTGAACGGGTCAAACCGCGAAGCGGCCATGGCCGATCTGAGGAAGTACGGCTACGTCCTTCCGGGTGGCCAGAACCCACTGGGTTCCATCGTGGGCCAACGAGAGGGCTACGGAGCGCTCGGCCACGGCGGCGCATACGGCGCAGCTCGTCAACGTGTCGAGGATGCCATCGTCGCCGGCCGGGATCCACGGGTCCGAGCCACGATGACGGAGGCCGAGCGCCGCCTCTTCGATGCGAAGGCACGCTGGGAGCTTGTCCAGCAGGGTGTGAACCCCTACACGGCCCCTTCGATGACGCCGCGTGCGAAGCAGATGAACCAGCCGCTGACGCCGCAGATCGCGGCTCAGGTCGAGAAGGACTACCGCCGCTGGCTTGCCACCGGCGGCCAGATATTTCCCGGGTGACCGGAATCAGACCTACCCGAGGCACGAGGCCGCGGGTACTTACTCCGCGATGGAGGAACCAATGAAGCAGAAACCACTCATCGGGCCGCACGGCATTGACCTTCGGGCGCCGGGTGGCATCGAGCAGCTCTTCGCTTTCAACCGCGCTCTCTTCGGGGATGCGCGCATGGAGGCGGGCGCCGGCGACGGCGCTGGAGCCGGAAGCGGTGACGGCGCGGGAGAAGGTACCGGCACCGGAAGCGGCGCGGGAGCAGGCTCCGGCGGCGGCTCTGGCGAGGCCGGCACCGAGGGCGACGAGCAGCTCGGCGAGGGCGGCAAGAAGGCCTTGCTGGCCGAGCGTGAGGCTAACAAGACCCTGAAGGCCGACATCGCGACGATGTCCCAGGAACTTCAGAAGCTTCGCGATGCCGGGAAGACCGACGCGCAGCGCGAAAGCGACCGCGTCGCTCAGCTCGAAAAGTCGACGTCCGAGCAGGCCGTCACCATCGCGCAGAAGGACTCGGTCATCCTGCGTTACCAGGTAGCGGCCGCCAAGGGCCTCGATCTCGAAGCCTCGGAGCGACTCCGCGGCGGATCGAAGGAAGAGCTTGAGGCTGATGCCGACGCCTGGATCAGGAAGTGGGGTTCCTCGCGCGGTGTGCGGGAAGTTCCCGGTGCCGGCGCCGGAGATGGCGGCGGCAAGACGACCGACTCGGACCCGGGTCTCCCCCGGCTGCGCAACGCGTACGCCGAGGCCTCCAAGTAACAGCACCCAAAGGCGGCAGCCTGCGGGCAACCACTAACCAGAACGGAGCCTAACCATGGCTGTCACCCTTGTTGAGGCAGCAAAGCTGTCTCAGAACAACCTCCAGCGCGGCGTCATTGAGACGTTCGTGCAGAACTCGCCCATCCTGGACCGCATCCCGCTGATGCCGATCGAGGGCAACGCGTACGCCTACAACGAAGAGGGCACCCTCCCGGGTGTTGCTTTCCGTTCGGTGAACGAGGCCTACACCGAGTCCACCGGCACCGTGAACCAGCGCACCGAGTCGCTGGCCATCATGGGCGGCGACGCGGACGTGGACCGTTTCATCGTCAAGACCCGCGGCAACCTCAACGACCAGCGCGCTACGCAGACTGCGATGAAGGTGAAGGCGGCCTCGTACTTCTACCAGGACAACTTCATCAACGGAGACGTCACCGTCAACCCGAAGGGCTTCGACGGGCTGAAGAAGCGCCTCATCGGAAACCAGGTCATCGACGCGGCGACCAACGGCTCCCCCGTCGTGGGCAACGGTGCATCCGACGCGCAGGTCTTCTTCGACCTGCTCGACGACCTCGTCTCCCGGGTGCCGGGCCTGGACGGCACCAACGGCGCGATCTACGCCAACGCCGGCATCCTCGGCAAGATCCGCTCCGCCGGCCGGCGCCTCGGTGGCGTCGAGACGGTCCGCGAGGATCTGACCGGCAAGCGCGTCCTGCAGTGGAACGGCATCCCGGTGCTGGACCTCGGGACCACCGCCGCCGGCGCCCCGATCCTCGGCCAGACCGAGACGCAGGGCACCTCCACGGACGCGACCTCGATCTACGCCGTGAAATTCGGCAACGACGAGGGCGACCGCGGCGTCACCGGCCTCACCAACGGCGGCATCCAGGTCGATGACCTGGGCCAGCTGCAGGAGAAGCCGGCCTACCGGACCCGGATCGAGTTCTACTGCGGTCTGGCCGTCTTCGGCGGCCAGGCAGCAGCCCGCCTGCGCGGCATCCGGAACGCCTAAGCCCACCGGCCAGGCACGACACAACCAGAAAGCAGGTCCGACATGGCAGTCACCAAGAAAACCGAGGAAGTGACGACGCTCGACAGCGACGTCACCAAGCCCTCCGTCACCGCCCCCGGCGACGGTCCGGCAGACACCACCGACCCGGAGGAACGCGCCCAATCGGTCGCGCCCCAGCCAGGCGCGCAGGCCCTCAAGGAGGGCACCGTGAACGCGGTCAAGCCCGCCCCGAAGCCTCGCGGCAGCGCGAAGCCCAAGGACCGCACGGAAACGTACACGGCAACCAAGGCCGACGGCACCAAGGTAACGGTCCGCCGGGACATCAACACCGGCAAGACCGAGATCGTCGGATCCGAGTAGCGAAGGGAGGGCGTCATGACGGAAGTAGCCGTCACCTATGGTGACATCGAAAGCGAATGGCGCCCTCTCAGCGCCGCCGAACGGGCCACCGTCGCGGGTAAGTCAGCCACGGCATGGACCCGAATCAAGGCCGACACCCGCGACATCGAGGACAAGCTCACCGCCGTGCCCCAGATCGTGGACACGGCAACGGTGAAATCCGTCATGGTCTCCATGATCGTCCGGGTCTTGAAAAACCCCGACAACGCCCGACAGATCAGCAAGTCAGCGGATGACTGGTCCAAGTCGGTCACCCTCGACACCAGCGTCTCCACCGGCGAGATGTACGTGAGCGAATACGAACACCTTCTCCTCAACCCGTCCATCGGAGCGCCGGACTACGGCGTCTACGTCATCGGGCTCGGAGGCTAACAGTGGAGTTCAACCCCGACGACATCCTCGAAGCCCGCCGCGACGCCGAATCACTCCTGGTGGACACCTGCAAGATCGAACGACCAACAGGCGCCGAGGTCATCGACCCGGTAAGCCACAAAGTGACGCGCTCGTCCGAGCCGGTCTACCCCATCGCCGGCGGCACCGGCCGGTGCCGGGTCAAAGGCGCGAGGACCCAAGCCAACCCGGCCGGGGATGGCGGCTACACCTTCACCGTCCAAGGCTCAGAGGTTCACATCCCTATAGACGCCGGCCCCGCTAAGAAGGACGACCTCGTCACCATGATCGGATGCCCGTATCGCCCGCACATGGTCGGGACGATATTCCGGATCGTCCAAGTCGAACGGGCATCCACCGCCACAATCCAACGCCTACGCGTGGAGGAGCTGACCTAGTGAGCGCAGACACCAGCGAACTCGACCAACTCGCAGCAGACCTCCACAACGTCCCCGCGCACATGGTCCCAAAAGTCAGAGCAGTCGTCGCCCGCGGGGCCTTGAACATCACATCGCAGATGAAGCGGGACACCCAAGGGTCCACCTACTTCGCAAAGATCGGCCCAACGATCAACTACGACCTTACCGTCGGAGAGTTCGCCGGCGACGCATCGATAGAAGCCAGCATCGGTCCAGACCCGAACCAGGGCGGCGCCGCCCAGCTCGCCGGCGCCTACTACGGATGGTCACGCGGCGGAGGCACCCTCCCCGACCCATCCATCACGCTCGCCGAAGAGGAGCCTCGGTTCGTGCAGAACCTGGTAGAGCTTGCGGGGTTCATCTTCGATGATTGAGGACCACTACACCGCGGTCAAGGACATGATCCGGCCCGGACTCACCGTGTACCTCTGGGAAGTTGAGAACGTCCCCGACTACCCCTACGTCCTGTTCTGGGGATCCCTTGGAAACGAGAGCACCCCCACCCTGACCGGGCCGCCGCGCGACTTCGATCTCCCCATCCGCGCCACCTACGTCGGCTTCAACCCACTCTCAGTGATCGGCCTCGCAATGGACGTACGCCAGGACCTGCAGGGCCGCCGCCCGGAAGTAGCAGGTTGGTCCGTCGAGAAGCTCGAAGTGGCAGCGCTCACGGCTATCTCTCCTGACGAGACTGTCACCGTTCCAAATTTCGGCCATCCGGTCCGGGCAGTCGATGAGATCACTGTTCGGTCCACCCGAATCGTCTGAAAGGACCAGCCATGCCGAAGAAATTCATCGAAGCGTGGAGCAAGACCACCGGCGAGAAGCAGCCCGCCCCGGTCCCCGAACACTTCCCGGGTCTCTTCCCTGACCTGGTGAAGAGCCCTCCGCGGAAGAAGACGGAGGAGGCCACTCCGGCCGACACCAACACCCCGGCCACGCCGGAGAAACCGAAGGAGAAGTAGACATGGGAGTACGTTCCCTGGCCGCCGGCCGGACGAAGTTCACCATCCTGACCACCAAGCCGGCAGACCCCGAGAACCCCACCGCGGCGGAACTCAACGCCGGCATCCAGGCCGATCCCGTCATCATGAAGAACGACTTCCTCTGGGGAGCAACCGACTCCGAAAAAATCGACGAGCCGACCCTCCGCCAGAAGAACAAGTCCAACGCCATCGGGGAGGGTAACTACGAGGGCGGCGCCACGTTCTTCCGCTACTGGAAGGCCGCCGGCGGAGCCGACACCGGCGTCGACGGCGAGGACCTCGCGTTCCAGGCCGTCAAGGTCAAGGGCACCACCCTCTGGGGTTACGCCCGCCACACCGACAAGGACGCCGACGAGCCGTGGGAGGCCGGCGACGAGATTTACCTCGGCGCCGACTTCATCACCGACGAGCCGCAGCGCCCCTCGGACATGGGCGGCTACACGAAGTGGCGCGTGCCCTTCGAGATCCAGACCGCCTACCCGTGGATCGCCGTCTCCGCTGCGGCGTAGACCAAGAACTGGTGGCGCGGGGTAATTCAGGCTCCCCCGCGCCACCGCACCATCCGCACTCACCGAGCCTGCCAACTTCACCCGGAAATGAGCCTGTCATGACTGAAAACCACCTCGAAGAATCCCTGATCGGCACCCCCGCGCTGCCGACCCCGGAGGACTTCAACCTCGACGAATGGATGCTCGACGCTGAGCTGCCCAAGCGCTCCGTCAAGGTCTACAAGCGCGCCGACCTCCTCGCGGAGCTCGACGAACTCGAACGCCAGATCGACCAAGCGGAACGCGCGGCAGACGGTGACGACTCCCTCAGCGCCGGCCACTCCCGGGTGGTCCGCCGATACCAGGAGCTCGCGCAGCAGTTCGCCGACTCGGCACTGACGATCACGGTCCGCGGCCTCCTTACCGAGGAGATGTCCGACATCGCCGCCAAGGCCCAGAAGAACAAGTGGCCGCTTCACGTCACCGGCATCAATATGATCGCCAAGGCCATCGTCTCCCCGGCGATCAACCTCGAGCAGGTTTACAAGCTGGAGAAGGTCATCGGGTCCGCCCAGATCGGCCGGGTCGCTGCCGTCGTCAACGAGGTCTCTAACACGATGCCGCAGGTGAACGCGGGTTTTTTGCGCAGGTTCTCTGGACAGGAAACTGGCCAGGAATAGTCCGTCTCCTCAAGACGGCGGCCGCCGCGCAGAAGAACCCGATGGCGTGGCTGGGCAGGGGTGAGCAGTGGACCGAGAAGGACTTCCTGCTCACCCTTGCCTACACCGAGTACCTCGAGGGGATGCATTCCTGCGGGTACCCCCGGCACGTTTGCCAGCATCCGGATAACGCCGGCGGCTGGTTCGAGACCGAGGTCGTCACCTGCTACGCGACCGAAGCGATCGACCTTGAGACCTCCTCCGAGGGGTACAAACCGGAACCGGGCGGGGCGCTCGTCGCAGTGTACAAGCGTGACCTGAGCAAGGACCCGCTGCCGCCGGGCAACGGCCGCTGACGAGGCGGTCAACGACAACTGAAGATGAGGAGCCGCCATGGCTGAGCGCGCCGTCGTAGTCCGCCTTCGAGCGGAAGTGCAGGGCTTCCGTTCAGCCATGGCCGAGGCCGAAACCGCTACCCGGCGGACCAGGGCCGCGACCCAGGAAGCTGGGCAGGCGGCCGACACCTCGATGGCCAGGCTCGTCCAGTCCGCTACCGTCCACAAGGAATCTTGGGACAAGGTCGGCAAGGTCGCCCTGGCCGCAGGTGTGGCCATGCTCGCCGGTGTCGGCATGGCCATCAAGCAGTACGCGGACTTCGACAAGGCCATGTCCGAGGTCCGTGCTTCCACGCACGAGACCGCCGGCAACATGGATCTCCTGCGCACAGCTGCCATCGACGCCGGCGCAGACACCGCTTTCTCGGCCGCCGAAGCGGCGCAGGCGATCGACGAGCTGGCGAAGGCCGGCGTCAGCACCTCCGACATCCTCTCCGGCGGATTGGCCGGCTCCCTCAGTCTCGCCGCCGCCGGCTCCCTCGACGTCGCCAAGGCCGCCGAAATTTCGGCCACCGCGATGACGATCTTCGGGAAGAACTTCGAGGACAAGGGCAAGCTCGCTGTCCACGTTGCCGACCTCCTCGCCGCGGGCGCTGGCAAGGCCCAGGGTTCTGTCGAGGACATGGGCATGGCCCTGAACCAGACAGGCCTCATCGCTTCGCAGACCGGTCTCTCCATCGAGGAGACTACCGGCGGTCTTGCTGCGTTCGCCTCTGCCGGCCTGATCGGCTCGGACGCCGGCACCAGCTTCAAGACCATGCTGCAGCGGCTGACCCCGCAGTCCAAAGAGGCGAAAGCCAAGATGGACGAGCTGGGCATCAGCGCCTACGACGCCCAGGGCAACTTCATCGGTCTGGACAAGTTCGCAGGCAACCTCCGCGAATCGATGAAGTCCCTGACGCCGGAGGCCCGCGCCGCGGCGATGGGCGTCATCTTCGGCTCCGACGCCGTCCGCGCCGCCAACGTCCTCTACGAAAACGGCGCCGAAGGCATCAAGTCCTGGATCGGTCAGGTCAACGAGGCCGGCTACGCAGCGGTCACCGCAGGCATCAAGCAGGACAACCTCGCTGGCGACATCGAGAAGCTCGGCGGGTCTCTGGACTCCGTGTTCATCAAGGGTGGCTCTGGCGCAGCCGAAGCCCTCCGGGGCATCGTGCAGGGCGCCGAGGACCTCGTCGACATGATCGGGAACATCCCCACCCCCATGCTGCAGGCGGGTGTGGCCACAGCCGGGCTGGCTGGTGGTGCCCTCGTTCTCGGCGGGGCCTTCCTGACCCTGTTCCCGCGCGTCCTGGAGACGGTGACCGCGCTGCGCACAATGAGCGCCGAAGGGTCCCGGGTCCCCGGCGTGCTCGGGAAGATCGGCAAAGCCGCCGGTATCACTGCGCTGGCTCTCGCGGCGCTCCAGATCGCCGCAGCCGTCTTCACCGAGAAGCACTCCAAGTCCGCAGAGGACTACGGCCAAGCCATCCTCAAAGTGGCCAACGCCTACAAGGGTGTGGACGGGTCGAACCTCGACTCCGTGTTCCAGGGCTTCGACAAGTTTGGCGGCAAGGACATCGTCCGGAACGTCGACTCCCTCGCGGGCGCCGTTGAGCGGCTGACCCACCAGACAGTCGACGACGCCGGGAACAAGTTCTTCGAAGGGTTCACCAACTTCCTCGGCCTGCCGAAGGGTGAGATCGGTCAGCTGGAGGACCGGCTCAAGGGCCTCGGCGACGCCATGGGAAATCTGGTCCGCAACGGTTCCCCGGACGTAGCGGCAAAGTCCTTCCAAGCCTTGACCAAAGAGTTCGAGAAGAACGGCAAGGGCGCGCAGGAAGCCCTCGACTCCATCCCCGGGTACCGGGACGCCTTGAAGAGCTTGGCCAACCAAACCGGCGTCAACCTGGGCCCGCAGGAGCTCCTTGACCTGGCGATGGGCAAGGTGCCGGCGTCCATGCGAAACGCGGCCGGCGCCACCCAAGAATATACGGACGCCAGCGGCAAGTCCCAGCCGGTCACCGAGGAGACAGCCAAGAAGCTCGAAGAGCTGGGCCTGACCGTCGACGGCGTCAGCTCGTCCCTCGACAAGTACGCGACGGCGCTGGTCCAGGCCGGCCTCTCGTCGCTGTCTCAGTCGGACGCTGCCCGGAACTACCTGGCCGCGATCGACGCCGTCGACGCCTCGATCAAAGAAAACGGCATCACCCTCGATACGCACACGGCGAAGGGCAGGGCCAACGAGGCGGCCCTTCTCGGGATCGCGTCGGCGGGCCTCGCCGAGGTACAGACCATGGCTAACTCGACGGACGCCATGGGCAACCACATCTACACCTCAGATCAGCTGCACGGGAAGATGGTCACCACCTACAACGACCTGATTGCCAACGCTGAGAAGTTCGGCATCACGGGCGCCGCTGCAGACGACCTGGCCAGGAAGGCTCTTGGTATCCCGAAGGGCGTCAACATCGAGGCCTGGTTGCACGACTATGCCTCCCTGAAGATCGATCAAGTGGTGGGGAAGGCGAACGCCGTCGACGGCAAGCGCGTGAATCTGTACTACGACATCCACGAGACGACCTTCATCAACACCGTCAGGTCGGACTCGGGTGTGAGCAGCCAGCAAGGCACCAGCCACGACGGCGAGCGAAAGGCCTACGCCAACGGTGGTATCGAAGGCAACTTCGGCCGGCCACACGCGTTCGCCGCGACCGGCCTGATGCGGCAGTCCATGATCGCCCCCGGTGGAGCAAACATCACCTGGGCCGAACCAGAGACCGGCTGGGAAGCCTACATCAGCGGCAAACCCGGCCAGGAAGCCAGAAACCGGGCGATCCTCCAGACCATCGCACCACGTTTCGGGCTGGAGGTACGCGCCGCACGATCCCGCGAATTTTCCTCCATGGCGAGCTTGCCCATTACCGGAGGAGGAGGAGCTGGAGCCATGGCCATGACGGGGACTCTCGTTATGGATTCCGGCGAGGTGCTCGGGGTCTTCAGGGGAATTGCCCAGCAAGAGGCCAGCAGCGCAGTCGGCGCGGCTGGCCGTGACATAGGGAGGGGTCGTTCGGTATGAGCGTCAGCACCATCAGTAACCGGGCGACCAACCCCAAGGTGGCGGCCGCGGCCACCGGCTACGCAGCCGTTGCGGGTACTGGTGGTACGGCCAATGGTGCCCGCAACACCGGCACCGGCTACACCGGGGCGGCAGGCTTCTTCCGGGTGGCCTGGACGGCTGTCACGACCGCGCTTAGTGGTGGTGGCAGCTACACCCAGACCGGGCTAGCCGCCAACACGCAGTACAGCCACCTGCTCATGGTGCGCAGCAGCAAGGCCCAGATGGTCCGGCTGGGTGCCCAGTACCAGACCAGCACTGGGGCCAACGTGGGGGCAGCAGCTAACGGCTCCAGCGTCGCGCTGGCCGCCAGCACCTGGACCGCCGTCTTGGTCGAGGCAGCCACGAGCGGGGCCGCCGTGGACCGGGTTGTCCTTACGGTCGCAGCAACCACGGGCGGTGCCCTGTGGGCCAACGGCGACACACTCGACGTGGGATTCGTAACCATCGTTACCGGACCGAAAGCGTCAGCACCCTTCGACGGCAGCTACACAAACGCCGCCAGCACCATGTATGCCTGGACGGGCGCCGCGGATGCCAGCACAAGCACAGCCACAAACTACATGCCAGTCCTCGCCCTGGTGGCCCAACCGGACTTCGATCCCTGCCCCCGGGTCGAGATCACACTCTCCGACCTGACCCCCACCGCGAACACGGTGACGGTCTGGCGGACCGCGGACGGGCGCCGGCAAGCGGTTCGAGGTTTCCGGAAGCGCAGCATCATCAGCGCCGACTTCATTGTCGACTACGAAGCACCCCTGGGCCGGCCGGTCAGCTACGACGTCGAGGTCATCGACGGCATTAACGCCCAGGCGGCCGTGCCGCAGGCGATCACGGCCCTGAACGCAACGGCCGGGTGCATCCAAGACCCGCTCGTGCCGGGCGGCGCAGTGCCAATCCACGGCGACGTCGGACCCAACGGTGAAGCCTACCTGCGGGGTCAGGCGCTGAAAGCCCTTGAGTACGCGGCAGACATGTCCATCGTGCAGATCCTCGGCTCACCCGACCCGGTTGCCCTGATAGGCCAGAGGATGGCGGCCGGAGGCGTGGACATGTCCATGTCTACCCGGGCGGCCCAAGCGGCGGCGGACATGCGGCGGCTGCTGCAATCCTCGCCCCTCCTGTTGGTCAGACCCCTCCCGGAATGGGCGTCAGCTCTCCCCGGCCTCTGCTACCTGGCAGCGGGAAGCCCGACGGAGCTGCCCGTCACGGAAGCCTGGGGCGGCTCCCTCATCCGGTGGGAACTGAAAGGCGACCTCGTCGCCGCCCCGACCATGAACGTCCTCGTTCCTCTGTGGACGTACGGGGATGTGAAGGCCCTGTGGGGCACCTACCAACAGGCACAAACCGCGTTATCGGGGAAGACCTACCTCGATGTTTTGAAGAGCCCTGCGGGGACCTAAGGAAAGGGCCGCCGATATGGCTACCGCTATCGCGTTGTTCTCCAACCTCAACCTGACCAAGACGACGGCTGACGCCGGCCGAGTGGTCAACTCCGGACTCGACTGGATGTCAATCGGCATCGATATCACGGCCGTAACCGGTCTGAACGCCAGCGCGGAGTTCCGGCTGCAGTGGTCCTTCGACAACATCACCTGGGCCGATTCCAACCCGAGGGACATCATCGGGACGGCCACGGCGCCCGTGTCCGTGATCCAGCGCTTCGCGGTCAAGGCACCGTACTGGCGGCTGGTGGTCGTGGTCAGTGGCACCACCCCGGCGTTCACCTGCACCGCTAACGCACTGATCTGAGGGGGCCACGATGCGTCGGATTGATGCGAACACACTGAACGCCCTTTCCGGATCACGATCCGGGGAAGGTATCACGGTGTTCGTCTGGTACGGCAGTCGGCTGGCCTACCCCGGCCCGTTGCCCGTCGCCAGCTGGGGATTCAGCTGGGACCGCACCCGGCAGATTCAAACCTTCGATATGACGGTCGCCGACAAGGAAGGCCGTCTCGCGCCTTGGCTGCTCGAGGACCCCCTCGGCGTCGGAGGCAGCCGTCTCCAGGTTCGCTACAACGTCGGCGGTGCGGGCTCAATCAACATCGGCTGGTACAGGATCACAGGGGCCGCGCCGGCCGAACGGTGGCACTCCTACCGGATCGACGACGCCGGGCGCGTCAACGCGGATTCCTCAGTCCCTGCCGGGAAGAAGGACGTCCTGATTTCCGGTGGGGCGACGATCCAGATCCAGGCCGACGACCTCGGCGCGATGATCGCAGCCGATCGTCTACTCGCGCCCGAATCCCCGCAGGGGACCAACCCCACAGTTGTCGGTGAGATCCGGCGGCTCGCCGGTGACATCGTCCCCGTGGTGACCTCGCCCGGTGTCGTGGACCGGCCCGTGAATAAGACCCTCATTTACGAGCGCGAACGCCTGGACGCGATCCAGTCACTTTGCAAATCCGTCGCGTGCGACTACCGCATGAATGGGGACGGGCAGCTGGAGATCTACCCCCTCGCGGCCCAGGCCCCGGTCGCGACCCTGCAGGGCGGCCCTGAAGGTCTCCTCGTCCGCGTGGACCGGGAGCAGAAGTACGACGGCCTCTTCAACCGCTTCGTCGTAACCGGGACGGGCACGGACACGCCAGTGCGGGCTATCTCCGAGATCACCGCCGGACCCTTGAGCGTAAACGGGCCTCACGGTCGCGTGCCGACCTTCTATGAGTCCAACATGATCAGCACCCAGACCCAGGCCTATGACTACTCCCGCACTATGAAGGACACCCTCCTCGCGGGCCTCACGGTGGAACTCAAGGTGACCTGTTTGCCGGTCCCTCACGTCCAGCAGGGCGACTGGGTGCAGGTGGGTAACCCGGTCGCCGGCGGCCAGCCGTTCATTCTGGCCGGCATGGTCAAAGCCATCAACCAGCCCTCCAACGGCACCGTTCCAGGCCCATGCACAGTCACGGTGGAGTGCTCCTACTCGGATGTGCAGATAGCGCTCGGAGGTGTAGATCGTGGCTGAAATCCGCGCCATCGAAAGCCTCGCACCCGACCGGACAGTCACCACATATCAAGGAGTCATGGTCCGGGACGGCGGAGGGCTTGCCGTAAACGTCAACGGCAACGTCATCCCCGCCCGATGGTCCGATCCGCTCGTCGTCGCCGAGGGAGACCCGGTCCTGGTGGAGCTGAGCGCAAGCCGGGCCGGTGGCGCGGCGGCCATTGTCCGCTGCCGACTCGCAGACAAGCCACGGCCAGGACAGGGCACGGTGCTGACCGTGCCCGCATCTTCCCCGACGATCACCGTCACCGGGTCCGACGGTGCCGTCTACACGGCAACCTTCGTGGGCTCCTACTCGCCTGTCGTTGGTGACCGGGTCATTCTCAGCTGGAACGCCGCCGTCCCCTCAGTCGTCGGGAAGATCACCACCACCGCCGCCGCGGCACCGGTGGCCCCACCCGTGGCCCCGCCGCCAACCAGCAGCACCGGGACCACGCCCTACCAAGCCTCCGCCGGGGACACCTACTGGCCCGCCGGCGGCTGGGGCAGTTGGGCCGGTGGGCAGGGCCGGATCTACCAAGGCAGCTACGGCGGCGGCCCGGTTTACGGTGCGTGGTTCTATGCCGGGTCTACAGCGCAACTGGCGGGCAAAACCATCACCGGGATCCGCTTCACCCTCGGCTCCCGCCTACCGGTCGGCAACAACAACCAGCCGGCCACAGTCCACCTTTACGCCCACACCAGCGCAAACAAACCCGGCGGGGACGTCACCCGTGTCGCTGGCCCCTTCGACGTCACCGTCCAGCCCGGACAAGGGCTGAAGGAATACGCCCTGCCACTGTCCTTCGCCTCAGCCCTGCAAGGCGGCGGTGGAATCGCCATCACCGGTGACCCCTACGCGGGGTTCAACGGCCCCATCACCCAGCCCGAATCGGGGCTACTGAACCTGGATTGGAGCGCCTGATGTCGCAGACACGGCCCAACAAGATCGTCACCATCACCAACGATGAGGTCTACGACCTGGCCGTCCATCAGGCCCGCATGGCCGACAGCACCAACGTCACCGTGAAGGTCGGCTCCCAGGCGGAACGCGACCAGCTCCCGCCGGCCCTTCTCACACCCGGAACCAAGGTCATCGTCACCGACGACACCACCATGCCCGAGCAGAAATGGAACGGGTCCAAATGGGTGCAGTTCATCTACGCGGAGGCCAGCGCCTCGATCGCCGTGCAGCCGTCCCAGCCATGGGGATCCGGCCAGCTCACACTGAGCCAGAACAACTCCACGGATTCGTCCTTCGTGACGTTCCCCTCGGCAGACTGCATCCAGTTCACCGCCCCAGGGCTGTACAGCATGTCCGCCCACATGAAACTCGCGTCCGGAGCTGTATCCGGCTTCACCAAGGGCACCATCCAGTCCGCCAGCGGCAACTCCGTCTACGGGCAGGACTACGCGCCGAACACCGCCTCCGAGTTCGTGATCTCGGCCCCGGTGATCTACTTCCCAACCGCGGGAGGGCAAGTGTTCATCAAGTTCTACCAAATGAGCGGCGTCGTCCAAACGTGGTCCACGCTCGCCCGCATCAGCAAGATCGGCTGACCGCATGCGCACTGCACAGAACCGCACCGCCTCCGGGCTACTGAGGGAGGACTAGAAGTGTGGACCCCCAGATCGTTGAGCTCGTCAAAGCTCTCGCCGCACCTTTCCTCGCCACCGGCGGCGTCACCACCTGGTACCTCCTTTACCGCAAGTTCGACGCCGAACGCGCCGCGTCCCTGCGGACAGACATCGCTACAGCCAACGCGGAGCGCGACACGGCACGCAAGGAACTCCGCGAAGAACGCGCCGACCACAAAGCGACCCGGGATGAGCTGCGGGCAGCTGAGGAAACCATCGACCAGCTCCGCGAAGAAGCACGAGGTAAGGCATGAGCCAGCACGTCGAGCGTAATCAGTTCCCGCCCCGCTGGGCGTTCTTTGTTATCGGCCTGATCATCATATTTGGAGTCGGCTGGACGGTTTCGAATCAGCTTTCGGCGATGGCCGAGAAGAACACCGCACAGGCCAACAGCCAGACCCTCGCCCAAGACATCCAGACCGTCTGCGCCAGCCAAGGCCGCTTGCTCGTCGATGACCGGGACCTTTGCGCGAAGGCCGAGCAGGTCCAACAGAATCCCACGGAGGCGATCCCGGGACCCAAGGGCGACCCCGGCCCACCCGGCCGGGATGGGATCGACGGTGACACCATCGTGGGACCCCGCGGCGAGGCGGGGAAAGACTCCACCGTGCCCGGGCCGGCCGGTGCCGACTCCACCATCCCGGGTCCACGTGGCGAACGCGGAGCAGACTCCACTGTGCCGGGCCCCGCAGGGCCACCGGGCCCGGCAGGTGCTGATTCGAACGTGCCCGGGCCCCAAGGCCCACCTGGTGAGCGCGGGCCCGCCGGGGCCGACGGCCAGCCCGGGGCCACAGGTCCAGCGCCTTCATCGTTCACCTTCACATACCTGGGGATGCCATACACCTGCACCCCGAACCCGCCAGGCTCCACCACCTACACCTGCGCAGGAGGGACACCATGAGGCCCATATCGGCTCGGTACCAAATCACTCAGGGCTTCGCCAGCCTCGCCACAGCCGGTGTCGTGGGGAATTCAAACGGCACGATGGTCCAGGTCCTCGTCGCCATGTACGGCAACTACCAGCCGGACGGGCACGCCGGCACCGACATCGGGTGCCCAGTGGGCACCCCCGTCTACGCGGCCCGGGCCGGCACCGTCGTCCTATGCGACTGGGACGTCAACCTGCCGGGCGACGATTCATGGTCCGCCTCCGGCTACTTCCAGCGCTTCGCCTTTTACAAACGCTTTGGCGGGCGGCTGCTCGTCGTCAAGGTCGCACCTAACGACTACGACGTCTACGCCCACCTTTCCGCATGGAAGGTCGGCTACGGCCAGCAGATCACGGAGGGACAGCTCGTAGCGTTTTCAGGGGACAGTTCCGCCGGGATGGACGGCCAACTCGGCCCCCACCTGCACACCGAACGAATCGTTGACCTCACCTACTCCACCGGTAACGGCCTCATCTTTGGCCGCATGGACCCAACAAGCGTCTGGGGCGGCATCGCCGCGCAGGCCGGCACAATCACTCAACTGTCCGAGGAGGACGAAGATATGGGCATTCTTGACGAACCGATCATCCGCGAGGGCGGCGGCCCGCTCAACGGCAAACCGACCACCCTCCGCGCCGTCGTAGCCAACTTCGACGCGAACGTCCACTACACCCGCGAAGCCATCAAGGGAACCGTCGGCGCGACCGTCCAGGCCATGTTCAGCACCAAGATCAACCGCCAGGGCGGCGCCAACGGTCAGACGGATCTGGCCGCGACGCTGGCCTATCTGGATGCCAACCTCGACAAGCTGGACGCCAAGCAGCTGCTGGACCCGGCGGCCATCGAGTCGGCCGTGTCCGAGGCGGCGGACAAGGCGTTGGCCGACATCACCATCACCCTCAGCAGCGCCCCCAGCGCGGGCACCAGCGAGGCAAAGTAGTGGCCGGCGATCACGTCGCCTCGCCGACGTCCACGCAGGAGCGCAACCCGCGCTCCGCCGCACTCCGCACCGCCTTAGCAGTCGCAGTGGCGGCGTTCCCGCTACTGAACGGCGTCCTGCTGGCTGTCATCGACGCACTCAAGCCATACGAGGTCTACCTTCCCGGGTGGGTCTTCATCGGCCTCAACGGCACGCTCATCGCTGCAACCGCGCTCGCCGCCGTCGTTACCCGCGTCCTCGCTGTCCCCGGCGTGAACGAATGGCTGCGGAAGTACCGCATCCTCCGTTGGTTCACCCCGGAGGATAACAACTAGGCAATTCAGCCCACGGGAAAAGGCCCCCGCATCACCTCACGGTGGTGCGGGGGCCTTTGGCTGGTGTCCACGGATGTGCCACGATGTCGGGGTGGAAATACAGGGGATATCATCCAACGTCGAAAGCCCGGTCTCTGCACTCACGAACCTCGCATTAGAGGTGGTCAGCGCTATTCGGAACCCGAGCCCGGGACCAACGTTTAGTTTCGGAATGATCGGGGAAGGCGTCTTAGACGGTGCTCCGCAGTTGCACTACCTTTGGTGGAGAGGCTTGAGCAGCGCCGCCATGGAAAGAGCGGCCGCGAGCCTCTTACGGGATGAGTCTCTGGCAGAACTCCGCCCACGCGAGGGCGAAAATGATCCATACTTCCTGACTGGCCACGGTGGCTCGAGACTCTCCCTGGCAACTATTCCGCACGGCATGGTCGAATCGGCCCTTCGCCTGATGTATTTCCGCGGCGTCGAAGTGACGGAGGGCGGTCTAGCGAGCCTCGTCATCGAGAATTACGAAGAGCTCAAGCGTGCTGTGCGAGGGGAAGCAGTACGGACCTATACCGTCTACGGCATCACCGGGATTGAGCTTCCTAAGGGGATGCAAATCGTTACACCTTGGGGCATCGTCAGCGCCGCCCCAGAGCCGAATACCGGCGACGACGGCAATGGCCCCTGGCCTACGTCACCGAAAACCACCGCAGTTCTGGTGAGCCAACGCCTCACCAAGATTGACATATCTCGGGAGGGCTCACCCGAATGGTCCGGTGACCGCGAAGAGTTCTACGCTGCTGAACAGCGCATCTACGAGTGCCTTCCCCTGGCCTTCGCGTTGGCCGCTGCCGAGGGGACGAAGTGCGCACCAACGGTCACCTTCACGACGACGGTCAATCCGTTCATAGGACAGTCAGGATCAAGCTGGGGAGGCCCACCGCTGCCGTTTGTCCAACCCCTGTTGGTCGAACCGGACCAAGTCCAAACCATCGAAGACTGGGCACGGCGGCTGAATACTGGGCACGTCGACGGGTTACAGGTGGCGGCGAAACGCATCGTTTCAGCTATCGCGGGGCGCCATGACAAGGCGGACGCCCTTATCGACGCGGTCACAGTCTGGGAGACGTTGGTCGGCACCCGGGCCGAGACCGTCTTTAGGGTCACGGCTGCCCTTACAAGGCTGCTCGAAACGGACCCGGCGGAACGAGGCGCCTTCAGGAAGCGTTTGGCCGACATCTACGACACACGCAGCAGGGTGATACACGGCGAGCTGGTCGATCCGGAGACACTCTCCGCGCGCGCTGACGCGGCGATCGACATCGCCCTTGCAGCCCTAAGAGCCATATACGATCGCGGCCAGGAATGGTTGACGCTGAAGAGCACCGCGAGAGCTGACCGCCTCATTCTCGGTGAATCTTGACGGCCGCGAGGCGAGCTCCGGTGCAGAGACGTAAGGCTAAGCGCGGCTTAAAGAAGCCCAGGCGTTAGGTCCCGAAAATGCCTAGTTTCACTCTCGAAGGTCGGACATATGTCTACACGCAGCCGTCTCTCGGTCAGCCCAACACAGCGCATTCTTGGGAGTATGGCCTAAGCCCCAACGTGCGGGCAAGGCTCGCTACGTCGCCCGCTCCGGTATCCGTCTATGCGCAGGCGTCCCGCTGGAACGGTGACCTGATCCTTGTGGAGTGGGAGGACGACGACCGACGCAAACATTGGACCTGGCTGGACGGGTCTGCGGTAGAACGCGTCACAGACTCAGAGTGGGACATCTGGGAGTACCACCGCTGCCCTGAGAACCTACGTAGAGTGCGCTGGGGCGACCGGCTGCCAGGAATGTTGCCGGCCTAAAACAAAGAAGGGAGCCCCGGTCTCCGGGGCTCCCCTGTGGTTATTTGCGGTCGAGGCCGAGAATGGCGAAACAACCGAGTAGTACGGGTGGAATTAGTATCCAAGGCTGAGATCCTCGGAGCGCGACTCCAACTAGTGCGAGTGCAACAAGCCCAATGGCGAGGAAGAGAACCGCAAGGCTTACTAGGTCAATCCTGGACTTGGTCCTGCGGATCGGATGATCCTGATGATGATGTCGAATGGTCATCGTCCGCCCCCCGCCGTTTACGTGTTGCCTTGATTATGGACCATACCTTCGAGGTACGACCGTTCTTGGTGGTTTGAACTTCCCGGATCCTGACGTCGAAAATGTCGTTCTTGTGGATCGCCATGCCGCGGTCCAGCTGAAGCAGGAACTCCTCGTCCTCCATCGTAGCGCTACGGGTTCCATGGAGCGTCTTGATCTTCCACTTTTCTCCGGCTTTGAAGTCGATGCTGCGCAGTTGGGCCTCGGCGTCAAACACGGAGGTGTACTCCGACACGTCGTCGACTTCCTGCACCGCGGCGCGATAGTCATCCTTACTCGCGACAAGCTCCGGCGGCGTTTGGAGAACTTCGCTGGTAGTTTCACTGGCCCGGCCGTCCCGAACTTCGAGCGTGTCCGCGTCGTCGCCAAGGGGAGCCATGATGCGGGCAAGAGCTTTGCGTGTCTGCCGCTTGGATTTCTCGAGTTCCCTCCAGACGGGGCCCGGAACGCGTGTAGGAGTGGACCCGTCTTTCCATTTGAGCTTGTAATCGCCGCCCTCCAGCTCCTCCCAATCATCGACTTTCCCGCCACGCATGAGCTTGACCCCTACGTTAATGGCCTGAACCAGGCCTCCTCCCAGGGTCCCCGCGATAGTGACCGCCCCCACTGGGTCAGCATTTACCGCCTGAACGATAGCCTCGATGATGAACGAGCCCTTCTCCGGGGGCCTCACGCGGATCTCGGGGGCTGCGCCCTCGCCGTAGAGTCCGGCCCTCGCCATTTGACCGTTCAATTGCACGAGTCCTAACAGAGACTCAGCCATTTCTGCCGCGTTGATATCCCGGATATTGCCTGCCTCATCCGCAAACCGCAATTGGACCAGGCCGTCTGTCTCATCGTTACGTGCGTGTTTGAGCTCGTCGCTCATGGTCCCCCTCATGTTTGAACCGCCCCACGGCGGAATGTGAATGTCCGGACGCTCCTCTGAGCGTGACGCGTACTTAGGCAGGGCTGTTATCCGGCAAGTCGCCGAAAGCCGAGCCGTTAGGCCGCCGCCTACTTCATGTAGGGGCGCCAAGCATCAAGGACGGATACGAGCGGCCGGATAGCCCCGTTGGTCAAGGATTCCGCGTCGTCGCAAGCTTGGCTCTTGTCGTCCTTGCACGCAGTGTAGGCGTCGATGGATGCCAAATGGTCGAGTGCCTTGAGAGTCCTGGCGTGCAGCGTAGCGATCTCAGTCGGTGGCGTGGGAAGGGCCCGCATGTCCTTGGCCGCTGTTTTCGCTGTGATAGTGACTGTTTGCGCGGTGAGCTTGCAGGTGAATGACTGCATCTGGTCGACCGGGGCTTGGCTGATACTGGCGAACGCGCAGGTTCCGATGTTGTCGTTGTACTCCCGCCAGGACTTCTCTCCTTCAGCGAGGATCGAAGCGAACTGTGCCGTGGTCGCCGTGGGGGCAGGGCTCGGTGTAGGGCTGGACGAGGTAGCGCTGGGGCTTGGAGCAGCTGCGGGCGCCGAGCCGCCGCAGGCTGAGAGCGAGAGCGCGGCCAAAAGAATGCCAGCGGCAATCGGGTAGTGCTTGTTCAATTGTTCCCCCAAGAGGTCATGCGAGTCGATGGGCCTAGGATACATGTGAGCGAAGCGAATCCCGCGCTCGCCGACCTCCATGATGGGATCAGGTATTAGTCACAAGCGTGATCATCACCCAGCCGGGGACGTCACCCCGCTCCCGAGGGTAGCCACCGTCCGGCTTGCCCTCGCGCAGCTTCACGGGCGCCGCACCCGCGCACCAGAGGATCGCGAAAAGCAGCCTGTTCATGACGCGGGCCGGATGTGTTGGTGTAGCCATGTGATTCCCCTTTTTCTTGTGCTGCTGATGCTTTTGATGTTCTTTCGATTTGTCGGCGAGCTCGCCTGTCAGAGGCCCAGGGTGATGGCCGCCAGGCCCGGGAAAACGGCGAAGACGACCGTCAGGGGCAACACGCCGAAGACGAGCGGAACCCCAATAGTTAGCTATACCCCTTACTGTTAGGGCATGAAACGCGTAGCGGTTTACGTAAGGCAGAGCGAGGACAAGACCGGCGAGGGCGCCGCCGTCGAGCGCCAGGAGCGGGATTGTCGGTTGCTGGCGGAGGCCAAGGGCTGGGAAGTTGCCACCGTCTACCGGGACAACTCCATCAGCGCCACAACGGGCAAGAAGCGGCCCGGGTTTGAGCAGCTGGTGGGCGACATTGAGCGCGGGCAGGTGGACGCGCTGATCGTCTGGCACCTAGACCGACTCACCCGCTCAATCGCTGACCTGACCCGGGTGATCGACGCGGGAAAGGCGCGGAACGTGAACATTGCTTCCGTCCACGGCGTCTCAATCGACCTGGGCGACCCCACCGGCATAGCCGTCGCCACCATCCTGGCCGCTATCGCCGCCATGGAGGTCCAGCACAAGGGGAACCGTCAGCGGACTGCCAACAGGAAGCGGGCCACGGAGGGCAACGCTTATTGGTCGCGCCGCCCGTTCGGTTACGACCGCGGGGAGTCCGGTGTCGCGGTTGTAGACGCGGAGGCCCGCCTGATCCGTGAGGGCGCCGCCAGCATCCTGGGAGGTGCCACCGTGGCGTCCGTCGCCAAGCGCTGGAATGAGGCGGGCGCCAAGACCACCGCGGGCGGAGAATGGGGCGTCACCCAGGTCCGGCGCCTCCTCATCAACCCGCGGATGGCGGGCCGCCGCATCTACAACGGGGAGGATATGGGGGCCGGTGAATGGGAGGCCATCCTGGACGAGGAGACGCACCGCCGCCTGGAAGAGAAATTGACGGATCCGCGGCGCCGGACCGCGCCGGATGACCTCAACAGCAAGTACCTGCTGTCCGGTATCTGCGTTTGCTCTGTCTGCGGAGGGAAAATGTACGCCTCCCCCATGCGGACCAGCACCAAGGAGTACATGGTCTACCGCTGTTTCGGCTACCACATCACCCGCCGGATGGACCTCGTGGACGGCGTGGTGGAGGACGTGGTGGTGGGGATCCTGTCCCGGCCCGACGCGGCCGGGCTGTTCTCCCGCTCCGACGACCTACGCGAGTTAAGGGCGCGCGCCGTGGAGTTGCGTGACCGCCGGGACGCCTTGGCGGCCATGCTGGCGGACGGTCTGCTGTCCGCGGCCGCGGTCCGCGAACAGGCGGGCAAGCTGGGCGCCGAACTGGCCGCCGTGGAGGGCGCAATCGGCGCGCACGAGACGCTCAACCCCATGGCCGCGATAGCCGGAGCGGATGACGTCCCCGAACAGTGGGTGGCCCTCCCCCTGGAGAACAAGCGCCAGATCATCCGGTCCCTCATGGAGGTCACCGTCGAAAAAGCAGGTAAGGGCGTGAGGTTCTCCCCCGAACAAGTGCGCATTGAGCCGAAAGGAAACCAGCCATGAGCCGCAAGAGCAAGGGCCTCCAAGTGGACAACCTGGACGGAATGGTGGTCCTCCAGTGCCCCAACGGACACACGGTGGCAACCGTCCGAAAGTCGCTTGGCCGTTACCACATGACGGCCGGGGACTTTGAGGGTGAAAACCCCCTGGACCACCCACTGGCGGTCACTTGCCGCTCCTGTGTGGCCGCGGGTCGCCGTCTGGACCTCCGCGGGTCCTGGGACAAGGTGCTGGCCCTCCTGGACGTGGTGGAGGCCGACAGGACACGCCACACGGCGACTTACATGCTTGGCGGGTAAGCAGATGCTAGAGTCCCTAGCAATAGCCCGGAACATTGGGCGGGTCGGCTGTCAGGCCCGTTAGCGACAGAGTTAGACCGAGCCCTTCCGGTGAGGTGCAGATTTTGCATCCCCGAGAGGGCTCTTTTCATGTCACGGAATGACATTACGACGGCCAGGGCCAAAGTTGCCGCCGCCAAACGCCATCACCCCACCGGTGACCACACGGAACTCCAGCGGGACCTCAAGGCGCTCACGCTCCAGGAGCACGTCCGCCGCCTGGTCGAGACGTGGCCACCACTCACGCCGGAACAGTCCGAACGCATCGCCGTCCTGCTCCGCCCGGGTGGTGGGTCAGCGTGACGTGGTCCAAGTTCGGTGACAATTTCAACGACAGGGCCGATTTTGCGCCCATGTCCCGGTCCGCCCGGTTGCTGGTCATCGAACTCATTCTCTGGTCCAACTCACAACTGACCAACGGCGAGATTCCCCGGTTCATGCTCCGCCGGATCACGGACTCCGAAACCATTGAGGCGGACCTCAAGGAATGCCTGGAAACTGGCATAGTCCAAGAACACGGCGAGGCGTACCACGTGGACTGGTCCGACCAGCTGAGCAAGGACCAGGTCCTCTCCAACCGCAAGGCGACGGCGGAGCGGCAGGACCGCTACCGGCGCCACAAGGCCGACGATCATGCACTGTGCGACTTCTGCCAGGCCATCAAGTCCGCCCACGTCCACGGGGATCACACGCTGTGCAAACCAGGTCACTGTAACGGCGTTAGTAACGGCGTTACTCACCCCGTCAGTAACAGCGTCAGTAACGGTCCCCCGTCCCGCCCCGTCCCGACCCGTCCCGGAGGGACGGGTAAGGGTAAGGAAAAGGGACAGCTGCGCGGACCCTACGGCTCCTCACCGGCCTCCGCTGGCGCTCGGCCGGTTCCGGGCCTCCGGGCCGCGGACACTCACGGCGCTTACGGTCCGCGTGGACGGACCCTTACCCCGCCCCAGGGCGGACCCATCATTCTGGACGGAGCGGAGTAAGACCATGACACGCAAACCCCAACCGACGCCTTACCACTACACGGTCCGTACATCGTCCGGACCTAATGAGGAAGAACACGCCCTACTCCTCATCGGCCCATCCCTGGACGGCTGGGAATCTGGTGAACAAGGGTATTCATTTGCGGAAACCATCGACGCCTATAGGTCGTGGATGGATGCTGTTACAGCCGCCGCGGTGATCCTGACACCGGAGCTGGACGCGGCGGCCCGCCATCACCGTTGCCGCCCGTCACTCTCCGGCGGGATGCAGCACGACGCTTGCGGATTCAATTCTGACGGCTTGGAGGAACCACTGGGCGGGCCGGACGATAGGTGGTTGCCAGGCTTCACGTTCATCTTCCCGGCGGCCGATGCCAAGTCCTGGAACAAGCGCATCGTGGAAACCGTAGAACGGATCCGGGCCATCCGGGCGTGGCGTCCCACCGCCGAGGAGGAGGCCGCCTGGTCCAGATCCTCCGCGCTCCCCGACCAGACGGCGCCCAACATCACCAGCCTCCTACCCGAACGCCGCGCCACCTCGACGGAACGGGAGGGTTGAGCCGCTATGACGCTAGTGACCACCAGCACCCGGGCCGCCCGCGGCGGGGCTACCGCCGCAGACCTGCTCAAGCACCGAGAGGCGCGGCAGGAACCACCCATGCATTTCCCCTCCGCGGCCGCCGCCGTGGACTACGCCATCACCCAGATCCAACCGTTGGGCCGCCTGGCGCACACCCAGGAGGACCGCCTGGCCGTGGACATGGCCCTCAGCATCCTCCGGGAAGTCTCCCGCATGCACTCCCAACTAACGCCGGAGACGCTCCTGGCGCAAACCCGACAGAACCAGAACAGGATAAACCGATGACAACCAACCGTTTCGAGAAACCACGGCCGTTTGAGGAGGCCGTGGTCATCCGGCCGGCGGACCTCCGCAACGCGGCCCGCCTGGCCCTAGCGTTTCGCCATGAGGACAGGATGGGAATTGCCGCCCTCCTGGAGGACGTCCTCACCGCCGCCACCGTGGACCGGGATGACCGGGCCGTCACCGGCCTCATCCTGGGCCTGGGGCGTCTCCTGGGCATGAACGTTGGCGCCCTGGATGAACACACCGGCAACTCCGCCACCGCGGGCCTCCGCCATCTCATCAATGAGGCAACACTCAAAATCGAAAGCGGTGAAACACGATGAGCGGCAACGACCTCCAGGACATAGTCCGCCAAATGGCCGCGGACGGGGAGGCCGCCGCGACCCGGGCGGTGGCCGCCCTCACGGCCGGAGACAGCGAGACACTGTTCACCATCATTGGGGCCGAATACATGCGGAACCTTGGGGACTCCGGCCTGATGGACGGGATGACCACCGGGGAGGCTGTCCGGAAGATCCTGGGCCACCAAACCGCGGACCCGTTCACGTTGGCCCTGCTCCGCCTAGCCGCGGACAGAGTGCCAGGGGGGACCGTGACGCCGCTCCGGCTGGTCGGCGCCCCGGCGGACTCCGAACCGGGGGCGTAGACCATGGCTCAGAAACGCCAGACCCCCGGCGGCGCCCGTCTCATCGTGGACCAGCGGTCCGCGGTCACCCGGATCGAAATAGACCGCCGCGACATTGGCGTGTGCACCCCGGCCCAGGAGGAGGCCGTCCACGCCCTCGCGCTTGAGGAGGACGCCCGGCTGGAGGCCATCGGGTGGGAGTCCCCGTTCTACGCCGGGATGACCGTCTGGCTTGTCTCCACCCCCACACCGCGGACAGCCGCCGTCCTGGAACAGCTGTACGCCATCGAATCCCAGCCATGAGGACACGCCGCGGGCTGGCTTTTAATCGGTCACTCCGCGGCGTATCCTCAATCCCGAGGCCACATAGCGGAGCGAGCTAAAGCTGCGGAGGCCGGGGCAACCCGGTAACCAGCGAGTAAGAAGCTCCAGGAACCCGTCTCGTTTCTTGACGCACCGGCAGACGCCATCGGTAACCAACCCGCCCGCGCACCATACGTCATCCCCTATCAGCGCCAGCCCGTCCCATGTGGACCGCGGCGCCCACCTTTCATCGAAACGAGAACAATGCCATGAGCATCCATGTAAAGCGCGCGGCCGCCCTCAAGTCCTCCCAGGCCATCATCGACACGGCCAAAGCCGCCGACCGTGACCTCACGGACCAGGAGGTAACCGAGATTGAGGGTTACTTCGCCGAAGTCAAGGGCTATGACGCCACCATTGCCCGCGTCAGCGGCCAGAAATCCGTCATCGACGCTATCGCCGGACTGGCGGGATCTCAGGGCGGGGACACCGGAGACGGCGCCCAGTACCTCAGCCTCAAAGCCGGATACTCCGACCAGGTTGTCCGCAAGATGAGCACCAGCGGCCCGGACGGCGCCAAGGGCCTGGCGGGTGCCGGGACGGTCCTCACTGAGGTGCCGCTCATCAACACCCTGCCCACCGCACTGGGGCGTCCCCTGACCTCCGTCATCGACGTCCTGCCCGTGGTCCGTCGCGCGGCCTCCTACGACTACCTCCGCCAGGCCACGCGGACCAACAACGCCGCCACCGTCGCTGCGGGCGCCACCAAGCCCACCAGCCTCATGGGCCTGGAACGGGTCCCCGCCCGTCTGCGGGTGGTCGCCCACCTGTCCGAGAAGATCGGCAAGTACCTCCTGGAGGACAACGCCAACCTCAAGACGTTCGTAGCAACGGAACTGACCGGCGGCCTCCTCCAGACCATCGAGGCCCAGGTCATCGGCGGCAACGGCACCGGGGAAAACATGACCGGCATCCTCAATACCTCCGGGATCCAGACCGTGGCGGCCGGTGCGGACGGCATCACCACCCTCCGCAAGGCCATCACCGCCCTGGAAGCGGCGGGCTACGAACCGGGAACGTTCGTGGTGAACGCCACCGACTGGCAGACCATCGAAACCAAGCGGAACGCCTCCGGTGAGTTCGACCTGGGCGGCCCCATCGACGCCGCCACCCGCCGGGCCTGGGGGGTGGGGGTGGCTTTGTCCGGCAACGTCCCCGCGGGGACCGCCCTCCTCCTGGGGGTGGGGGCCGTCAACCTGGCCAGTGACCTCCAGGGCATCCGCACCGAATGGGACGCCTCCGGCGGGTTCGCCACCAACGAAGTCCAGGCGCGCAACGAGGGCCGGTTCAACGTCGAGGTGGTGTCCCCCGCGGCCATCGCCAAGATCACCCTCCCGGCCACGCTCTAAAGCTCCGCTGACGGCGGCGTCAACCGCACCGTGTTGAGAGCGCGGACGGATGGCGGGACCAGCCAGGGACAACTCCAAGCCCGGGCGTAAACGCCCGCCAGCGCCGCCAGGAAACGAAAAAGCGCCCGCCAGCACACCACCCGCTGGCGGGCGCTCCCGTACCCCGCCACGGCCCCCGGAGACACCGGGGACGGGGTAGGGGGTCAGCGCCGCAAGCCGGGAACGGGCGGGCCACTCTACCGTGAGAGTGCCCTCCCTCCCCCCGCAAATTTTCACCCACGAAGGAGCAAAGAATGGGCAGACATTTGGAGGCCGTGGAGACGACGATCACCGCCGCCAAAAACGTTCTCGACGGCCGTCACTCCGCCCTCTTGGAGTTGGTCCGCACCCTCGCTAGACAGATGGACGTCGCCGGGGCAGACCCCTCCACACGGCTTTCAGCCGCTTATCTGTCCGCCCTCAAGGACCTTGGCCGGGTCGTTGCAAGTGTCGCCCCGGTTACGGGCCACAGGGGCTTGGATGAACTGCGGCGCGGGCGACAAACAAAAAAGGTCCCGCGGCAACCAGACGGAATGGCGTCACGGGACCGTCAGCGATGAATCGGTTTTCTGGTGGGGCTCAGCTGCCGTAGGGAATAACCTGCATTGAATGAACGGCAAACAGCTTTGATACTTCAGCGAGGACAGAGTTGAGGTCCGTATCCTCAAGTGTGCCGAGGGGGCCAGCAGACAAGCGCAGGGCCTTTGGATGCAGTGACTGCAACCTACGACAGCGGATATGCGAACCAGTCATGAGCCCACAAGCCGCAGCGTTAGACAGGAGGACGTCACCACCGACCGCCTTCGATGGGTCACCCCCGAAAGTGTAGACGGGAACTACCAAGATGTTGTGGTCGTCTCGGCCGGTGAATGGGGACCATCCGAGGATGACAGCAGGACGATCTTTGCCAATCGCTTGGTCATTGAACGGGACCATGGCATTCCAAATCTGCCCGCGTTGAATGATCGTCGTCTGCACGTCTTTGTCGAATCGTCTCTCTTACCTAAGTGGTTCCTAGCTGTCCCAGCGGCTAGCCGCGTACGTGCTGAACTCGTGGTCCAGTTCGTCCATTGGCCGAACTTCTTCCGATTCGTTCAAAACGAGCTGGCTTGCTTTGGCACCGGCTATGTCTACGCACAGACGGCCGATGGCGGCTACTACGTCTCCACCAAGCGGGCGGCTGACTGCGGATCTGGGGGGGACGACCTCGACCCAATCGCTTTGGACGTCTTCGTTCGAGCGAGTTCTGAGTAGCGTTGAGCTCATGTTAGTTACCTGTCTCTTTTACTGCGGTTTCTATCAGCGATGAGGCTATAGAACTTCCAACAGTATCAACGAATTGTATTGCTGCTTCAATTCCTTTGGTGTCCGATATCACGTCGGAGTGTTCCGACCGCATGCTCATGTCCACGAAAAGCGAAGTCGCTGGTAGGGGTTCAGCCCCGATGGCGAGGCCGCTGGCGGGGGGGCGGTTGGAGGACATGCGTCCCTCCTGCGTGTGGGTTAGGCGCTCAGCAAGTTCAGGGGCGCTGACAACGCCCCACTCGACCTGAGCACTGTAGTCATGCGCCTCTAGGTCCATAAGAGCCGAAGCATCAATAGCCCGAAAACCGTATGGCCATGAGTCGATGCCAGACGTATGCCGGGCGAACCAGGCTCGGGCGTCGTTGTAGTCGATACCCGCTAGTTCCGAGGACCACGCCGTTGCCGCGGCGCGCAGTACGACAGACTTTGGCTCAAGGATCTCGAAAACGCCCTCAATAGCGGGGTTCAACGAAGAGACTCCCGAAGCAGACGCAGCGGCATCCTGTAGAACCATGCCTGACCGGTGAACCACGATCCGGATGTTCTTATCTAAGAGTGCAACTCCCAGATGATGCTCAGTGTCAGAGAAAGCTACCGGATCGAGATTCTTTTCCATCCACTCAAGTAGATTAAGTCGTCGAACGCCGAAGGTGATGATGGGCGTCCAGTCAAAGTGGTACACCGATGTCCAGCGTCGCATGTCTTGATCATAGTGCTAAAGCTAAGGGCCGGTGCAATCACCCCAATCTAGGCGTGGCTTGGGAGAGGACGGAAAATAGTTGACCACGAGCACCATCATGCCGATCTCCTTCTTTCCTGCAGATTCCATGAGGTCGCGCTTGGCGGCGTCCCGGACGTCCTGGGCCTGCGCCCGGAGGATTTCCGCCAGCGGTGTGCCCCGCTCGACCGCGACGATGA